TGGAAAGGCATTCCCATGTAATATTTCTTGACTTGAGCTAACAATGCTGAAGGTGTGCCATTGTCTAGCTTTGGGAGCAACTCTCTGGCTTCCGAGCACAACATAGATGTTCTTGTTGGTGCTGGTGCCGTTTCTAATGGGAAGTGAAGTGGATCATTCAAGTCTACATAATACAGGCATTTCTTATCAGAAGATGGTGAGATAGAGAAGCCTGTACTATAAGTCCCCAGCACTGGTATTTCATGATGTTTGGAAAATGGGTTCTCATTCTTCAGATTCGAAAGCACGCCATTCCATGATGGAACATCTGCGTGCTCCTGGAAACCAGGAACAACACAATTTGGGAATGTGGCATTCTTCGTTGGTTCTTCCAAATGCTTCAAATCCTCATAGTGGAGGCTTGAAAACCAACCTTCATCATTTGAATTCAAAGCTATATGAAAGCCCAACAACACAGCCTTATTTTCTATAAGCCCTATCAATGGCAAACCACAATCTCCTATCTGATATATTGCTCGAGCTCCAAACATTATTTGATCAAAATGCACATAATCTATTGGATGGAATTGGTCTTCAATGCTTAATGGAACAGCTTTAACTGGGTTATAGTGTGCTATTCCCCAGCAAATTTCTGTTTTCATAAAAGGCCGCACATAAGCTGCTGTTACTGTATATGATGTAGAAGTTGACGTAGGTAATAAATTGGTAATGTCTTTTTTGGCGGGGCAATTTATTGCCCTCAAGATGCATATATCTTTTTTTGATGTGTAAGCCAAAATTTTAACTTCATATGGCATCATTTGGGAGGATTCAGTAGGCGCCCAAAACACCCTGTTAGCTGCTTGATTCTCAAGATCCACAGAATGTAGTGGTACCACACATAAATCACGCTTCAAGAAAATGCCATAACATGTTAATTTCCCAGAAAATTTACAAAGGTTCTTAGAAATGGCTTTAACTGCAGATGAGAATGATGTTTCTAATTTTGCATTTTCAAAATCTGGAGCCACTGCATTAGGCTTAGTAGATCGTAAATAAGCCTGGGCATCCGGAGGTAATTGCGATATTATCGCTTCTAATGGCGCTAATGAGTTTTTACACTCTAGAGCTGCTTGTATAGCATTCTTGTTCACAGAACCAGTGCGCCAATTACTCTCCAATACCCTCTTAGCTGCAATTTCTTGCATTCTTGCTATTTCGGCTCCAGTTAAGTTAGGGTA